CAGCCGTTGGTTCGTCTGCTTTAAATGCAAACACTACAGGTACTTCAAACGTAGGAGTTGGTGCTAATGCACTAGAAGCAAACACGACAGGACTTCAAAATACTTCTATTGGACACCTTGCAGGAACAGACATTACAACAGGGCGTGAAAATGTAGCGGTTGGTTATGCAGCTTTATTTACTGAAGATACTAATAATTATAATACAGCCATAGGTGCAAGAGCTTTACAAACTTCAAATGGTGCAGATAACAACACAGCAGTTGGTTACTCAGCTTTAACATTAAACACTACAGGTGTAAATAATACAGCAGTTGGTCGTTCAGCTTTAGTAGCAAACACTACAGGCTCTAATAACACAGCAGTAGGTTATTTAACACTTGATGCTAATACAACAGGTGTTGAAAATGTTGCTATTGGTGACCAAGCTTTAACAACAAACACAACAGCAAGTTACAACACATCAGTTGGTGGCGAATCAATGAAAGCAAACACCACAGGTGCAGAAAATTCAGCACTTGGTCAACGTGCTTTGTTTGCAAACACTACAGGTGATTACAACGCAGCAGTTGGTTTATCATCATTAGGTAATAATACTACAGGTTCTAACAACGCAGCAGTTGGTTATCTTGCTTTATATCAAAACACTACAGCAGATAACAACACAGCTATGGGTAAAAGTGCTTTACAAGTAAACACCACAGGTACAGGATGCGTTGCTGTAGGTGCTTTGGCTTTAGATGCTAGTAATGCAAATGCTAATACTGCTGTAGGCTACTTATCTTTGACTTCTAATACAAGTGGAGCTTCAAATACAGCAGTTGGTAAAGATTCTCTAAGTGCAAATACAGAAGGTGCTGGAAATACAGCTATAGGAAAAGATTGTTTAAAAGCAACTACAACAGGTGGCAATAACACAGCAGTTGGAATAGACTCCCTAACATCCAATACTACAGGTGCTAGTAATGTTGCAATAGGTACCAGTGCTTTACAAACAGCAACTACACGATTAGGAAATACAGCAGTTGGGTTTAATGCTGCAAGAGACTTAGATACAACAGGAGTTGTTGCTATAGGTTATAAAGCTATGGAATCAAGTACAAGTAGTTACGATTGTGTAGCTGTAGGTGCAAGTTCTCTTTTGAATAATAGCTCAGGTAATCAGAATACAGCAGTTGGTTTTAATTCTTTAAGTCAAAATACCACTGCTTCTAATAATACAGCAGTTGGTAATAGTGCTTTGTTACTAAACACTACAGGTACTGTAAACACAGCAGTAGGTGTTTTAGCTTTAAGTTCAAACACTACATCAGGTGGTAACACAGCAGTTGGTTATAAGGCTTTAGAAGATGACACTACAGGTGGTGAAAACACAGGATTTGGAGCAAATGCAGGTGGTGCTAATACAACAGGAACACAAAATGTTTATGTTGGAGAAAGAGCAGGTAATTATGTTACAGCAATTACTACTGGAAGCTATAACACTTATCTTGGAATGGCAACTCAGGCTAGTTCTTCAAGTGTGGGTAATGAAATAGTAATTGGGCGTATACAGGCAGGTAAAGGTTCTCAAACTGCTATGATTGGTGGTACTAGTGGAGCTTATAACGGAGCTAACTCATCTACATGGTCAACAACTTCTGACAAAAGAATTAAAAAGAACATAAAAGATAATAATACTGGTCTTGATGCTATTAAAGAAATACAAGTTAAAAACTTTGAATATAGAACTGAAGATGAAATTACAGATTTTGAAAATCCTGCATCTGCTGTTGTAAAACAAGAAGGAGTACAACTAGGAGTTATAGCTCAAGAAATAGAAACAATTTTACCTGATATGGTTACTACACAATCAACAGGTGTAAAAGCTGTAAATCCTGATAACCTAACTTGGTACTTGGTAAACGCAGTAAAAGAACTATCAGCAGAAGTAGAAGAATTAAAAACAAAATTGGAGAATAAATAATGGCAGGATATACAAGACAAAGTTCTTTTGCAGACGGAGATACAATTACTTCTGCATTGTTCAACAATGAATACAATCAGTTAGTTAATGCATTTCATAACTCTACAGGTCACAGCCATGATGGTACAGCAGCAAGTGGACCAGTTATAGGATTAATTGGTGATGCTGGTGAAACTTCTCCAAACAACAAAGTCTTAATAGATACTACTAATAACTTTATAGAATTTTATGTACAAGTATCAAGTAGTTCTGTACAACAGTTATATATAGCTGATGGAGCTATCATACCAGTAACAGATAGTGATATAGATTTAGGTACAACAAGTTTAAGATTTAAAGATACATATACAGATACAATTACTACAACTGGTAATGTTGCAGTAGGTGGTAATCTAACAGTCACAGGTACTACAACTTTTAACGGTGGTACAATTACTATGGGTGATGCAGCTACTGATAACGTAGTCTTTGGTGCTGATGTAGACTCAAACATTATACCTGATGATGATAACACTTATGACCTTGGTAGTTCTTCACAAGAATGGAGAGACCTTTACATAGACGGTACTGCACATATAGATACATTAGACGTAGATATAAATGCTACAATCGCAGGAACTCTAGGTGTTACAGGCGTATTAACTGGTACAAGCTTAGATATCTCTGGAGACATTGATGTTGATGGAACAACTAACTTAGATGTTGTTGATATAGACGGTGCAGTTGATATGGCTACTACTCTTACTGTAGCAGGTAACGTAGACTTTAACGGTGATTTAGATGTTGATGGTACTACTAATTTAGATGTAGTAGATATTGATGGAGCTGTTGATATGGCTACAACTCTTGCAGTTGCAGGTAATGTAGACTTCAATGGTGATTTAGATGTAGACGGAACTACTAACCTTGATGTTGTGGACATAGATGGTGCTGTAGATATGGCTACAACTCTTACAGTTGGTGGTGAAATAGCAGCAGCAAGTTTAGATATATCAGGAAATGTAGATATAGACGGTACATTAGAAACAGATGCACTATCTATAAACAGCACAGCAGTTACAAGTACAGCAGCAGAATTAAACATACTTGATGGAGTTACATCAACTGCAGCAGAACTAAACATCCTAGATGGAGTTACAAGCACTGCTACTGAATTAAATTTATTAGATGGAGTAACTAGTACAACTGCAGAATTAAACATCTTAGACGGTGTTACAGCGAGTGCTACAGACATTAATCTTATAGATGGTATAACTAACGGAACTGTTATAGCAAGTAAAGCAATTATTACAGATGCTAACAAAGACATTACAGGTGGTAGAAACATAACCATTAGTGGTGAATTAGATGCAGCTACCTTAGACATATCAGGAGATGCTGACATTGATGGTACTTTAGAAGCTGATGCAATTACTATAGGTGGTATAACATTAGCAGAAACTATTAGTGATACTGTTGGTGCAATGGTATCTAGTAATACAGAAACAAACATAACAGTCAGTTATGATGATTCAGATAATACTCTGGACTTTGTAATTGGCACACTAAACCAAGACACTACAGGTTTAGCAGCTACAGCTACAGCATTAGCAACAGCTAGAACAATTCATGGTGTATCATTTGATGGTACAGCTAACATAGACTTAACAGAAGTTGTACAAGATACAGTTGGTGCAATGTTTACAAGTAATACTGAATCAGGTATTACAGTAGCTTATCAAGATGCAGACGGTACAGTAGACTTTACAGTTGGTACATTAAATCAAGATACTACAGGTTTAGCAGCAACTGCAACAGCTTTAGCAACTGCAAGAACTATAGGTGGTGTAAGCTTTGATGGTACTGCTAATATTACTCCAACAACTTTTGCAGCAGCTACATTCTCTGGAGACTTAAATGTTGACAGTGGTGTATTGTTTGCAGATGTTAGTACAAATAGAGTAGGTATTAATCAAACTTCTCCAGATGTTAGTTTAGATGTTGGTTCTAATACAGATGCTATACACGTACCTAGTGGTACAACAGCAGAAAGACCAACAAGTCCTGCAGCAGGTTACTTCAGATATAACTCAACTACTGGAGACTTTGAAGGTTATACAGATGCTTGGGGTGCTATTGCTGGAGGTGGTGGTGGAACTGCTCCTGCTATAGATACTATGACAGGTGATGGCAGTGATACAACACTAACACTTACTTCTGCACCAGCTAATGAAAATGCTACAGTCGTAACAATTGATGGTGTTGTTCAACATAAAGATACTTATGCAGTATCCAGTAATACTTTAACATTTTCTGAAGCTCCTCCAACTGGAACTAAAGTAGAATGTATTACATGGACTAACACAGCAGTCAACTCTGCATTGCTTGTTCAAGATGCTGATGGTGATACACAGATTCAAGTAGAAGAAAGTTCAGACGAAGATAAGATTAGATTTGATACTGGTGGTACTGAAAGAGCAGTTATAGATTCTAGTGGTTTAACTATATCAGGTGGTTTATCAGTAGATGGTGGAACAATTAAACTAGATGGTAATTATCCAACTGGTACAGGTAATGTAGCTTTAGGTGATACAGCTTTAGATAGTTTAGTAAGTAGTAATTATAATGTTGCTATAGGTCATAATGCTGCAACTGCATTCAGTTCTAATAATGGCTATTCAGTATTTATAGGGGGTTTTACAGGTCAAAATACTACAACAGGTGATTATAATACTGTAGTTGGTTCAGCAGCTTTTTCTGATAACACAACAGGCTCAAACAATACTGTTCTTGGTACAAGTGCTTTAGGTGATAATACAACAGCATCAAATAATACTGCTATTGGTTTTGAAGCATTAAGATTAAACACTACAGGTACTAGGAACACAGCAGTAGGAAGGAGTACAGGAGCAGCCATAACAACAGGTTCTTACAATGTATTAATGGGTGCATTTACAGGTGATGCTATTACGACTGGTGAGCAAAATGCAGCTTTTGGTGATGCGGCTTTAAGTGCTTGTACTACAGGTACAGATAATGTTGCTATAGGAGACCAAGCTTTAAAAGCAAACACTACAGCTTCAAACAACACTGCTGTTGGTTCAAGTGCTTTATTAGCAAACACTACAGGTGCTTCAAATGTAGCTGTAGGTGCAAGTGCTTTAACATCTAACACCACTGCAACTGGTAATAATGCAATAGGATTGAGTGCTTTAGGTAGTAATACAACTGGTGCTAGTAATAATGCTATGGGGCAACAAGCCTTGCTTAACAACACTACTGGGACTAACAATACAGCCATAGGTCATGTTGCTCTTGGAGATAATACAACAGCTAGTAATAACACAGCAGTTGGTTATTTAGCCTTAAATGCAAACACTACAGGTGAATTAAATACAGCAATAGGCGTACAATCTCTTGATGCAAATACAACTGGTTCTTCAAATACTGCATTAGGTATAGATTCTTTAGGTGGTAATACCACTGGTGGTTCTAATGTTGCTGTCGGTAGAGGTGCTTTATATAGTAATACTACAGCTTCAAACAATGTAGCAGTTGGTCTTAACGCATTAGTAACAAACACTACAGGTGCTCAACAAGTAGCAGTAGGTGGTTCAGCTATGGAATCAAATACCACAGGGTATAACAATACTGCTGTTGGTTGGGAATCAATGAAAGCAAATACAACTGGTGCTTTAAATGTAGCTGTTGGTCAACAAGCCATGTTAGTAGCTACCACAGGTGATAAAAATGTTTGTGTAGGTCATAACAGTTTAGCTGCTTTAACCACAGCAGATAATAATACAGCTATAGGTGATAATGCTATGGCAGTAAACACTACAGGTGCTAATAACGTAGCGGTTGGTGCTTTAGCATTAGATGCAAACACAACAGCAAGTAATAATACAGCAATAGGTTTTAAATCTTTAACAGCAAATGTTACAGGTACTTATAACACAGCAGTTGGGTTTAATGCTGGTGCTGCTACAACAGCAAATTATAATACAGCAATTGGTTATCTAGCTTTGCAAGATGCTACAGCAGGAGCAAATACAGCAGTTGGAGGTGAAGCTGCAAAAGACATCACAACTGGGCATTCTAATGTGGCTATGGGTACTTCTGCTGGTTTTGCTATTACAACTGGTCTATATAATGTTTCCATAGGTCATACTTCTGGTGGTGCAACTACAGGTCAAGGAAATGTTGCTATAGGTTATTATGGTGGTAGTTCAATGACTACAGGGTCTCAAAATGTAGTCATAGGCAGACAGTCTCAATTATCTACTGGTAGTGGAAATAATCAAATTGTAATGGGTTATCTTGTATCAGGTTCAGGTGATAATAACTTTACTTTTGGTAATCAAAGTACAGACAGTAATATTGCTTTTGGTGCTACATCTATTACAGCTCCTTCAGATATAAGATTAAAAGAAGATATACAAGATGAAGAAGTAGGCTTAGATTTTATAAACGATTTAAGACCTGTTACTTTCCAATGGAAAAAAGAAAAAGATATACCTTCAGACATGAGAGCATATAAAGAAGGCTCTGAAGAAAGAACTATGAATGGTAAATACAATCATGGTTTTATAGCTCAAGAAGTTAAAGAAGTGATTGATAATCATAATTTAAAAGATGGTTTTGATATGTGGCAAGAAGATGAAGCAGATGGAAGGCAAAGGGTTGCACCTGCTGCTATTATGTCTGTCATGGTTAAAGCAGTCCAAGAACTGTCTACGCAAGTAGATGAATTAAAAGCCGAAATACAAACTTTAAAAGGAGAATAATATGGCACAAACAGTAACAGAATGTCTAGCAGCAGGAACTGATAGCGTAAACTTAATTGATGGTGTAAAAGCTGGAAGTTGGAACGTTGAAGGAATGACACAAGCTGAAATAAATGAAATGGTACAAAGGAACGTAGACCATTTAGAACTTATTTTAGAATATGCACCTGTTGATAGTGATGATGATACTCCAGATGTAAAAGGAGCAGCAAGTAATTTAAAAACTACTCACGTTGCAGCTATTGCAACTGGTAAGACATACATAACTGACAACAGTTAAGTACAATGGAACTAACACCTTATTTATTTTGGAACATCTTTATAACTTTGGTGTTAGCTCCGGTGCTTTATAGCATCAAAAGTAACACAGCAGAAAACAAAAGATTAGACATACTTTTAAACAAGACTCGTGAAGAGATAGCAAAAGACTATGTAACCAAAAACGAATTAAAAGATGACATGGGAATCCTCATGGATAGAATAGATAAAATCGGAGAAAAGCTTGACAAACTCTTTGAAGTTAAGTAAAATATACTTATAGGTATTTATAAATGGATAAAAAAAATAATAACAAATTAAAACAGTATAAAAAGAAATATTATACTGGTGGTAGAGTTGATATGTCTACAGGTGGTAGAGTAAAAGCTGCTGTAGGTGGTATACAAAAAGCTCCTATGAGTCGTAAAGTACCTCCTATGTTTATAGAAAGAGAAGAAGAGCCTATGGTGAGTACTCCTAGTACTACAAAACAACCTACATTTACTCAAGCTCCAATAGAATCTAAAAGACCCGATGTTGTTCAACCTCAAGAAACATTTATAGAAAACTTAGATACTGCTGCAAACAATATAGATACTACATTTAGACAAGCTCCAACAACCGGTAAAGGCTCTGACCAAATGTTTATTGGTAGAGAAGGTGAAGTTAGACCTGCTATGTCAGTAAAAGATATTGAAGATGGAAGAATTGGAGATGAACGTAATGAGCCTAAAGACCCTCCAAATGGTCAAGCTACAATAGTAAGACAAGGATTTATTTATGCATGGAATGGTTTTACATATGTAAATACAAATCAACGAGCAAGTACAGATACAGATACAGATACAGATACTGAGACTGAACTAACTGCAGAAGAGTTAGCAGCTCAAGAAAAAACTAGAAGACAAGATGTAGCTAGACAATCTGCAGAAGCTGCTGCAAGAGGTGAAGTTCCAGAAGCTGCACAAATACCTGATGCTGAACAAGTAGGTTATCAAAGAGATGCACAAGGACAGTTAGTTTTAGATGAACAAGGAAATCCTATTGTTTTAAAAGAACAACAAGTTACAACTATGGACCCTGTAACTAGAGCTAGAACTGATATAAGAGCTGAAGGTCAAGCTCCAGAACAAGTTACTACAGTAGATAAAGTAGAAACTGCAAAAACTCCAGAAACTATTACAACTTCTAAAATAGAAGATAAAGATTTATCTATTGTTCCTGAACAAGCTCAAGTAGAAGTTGTAGAAGGTGATGTATCTGATGAAGCTATTGCACAAGCTGCACAAGTAGATAGAGTTGCACCAATAGAAGGTGCTGATGTTGATATACCAGAAGGTGCTTTAGCAGAAAGAGTTGTTGGTAAAATTAGTGAAGGTGCTAAAGCTACAGCAGCTATGAATGCTGGTACAAGCTTGTCAAGAATTACAAGAGCTAAAAAACAATTAAGTAGAGCTGGACTATCTGATGCAGATATACAAGAAATAGGTAATGACCCCGAAGCTTTAGAAGATAGACTAGCAGACTTTAGTGAAGAACAAAGAGGTATCATAGAAGGATTACCTGAAGAAGCTTTAGTATCTACACAGATAAATGGTTTGTTAGAAGGTATGGAAAACGGTGAGATACCTGTATGGGCTAGACCTGCTGTTGCACAAGTAGAACAGATGTTAGCTAGAAGAGGTATGTCTGCTTCTACAGTAGGTAGAGACAATCTTTTTAACGCTATTATTCAATCAGCTATGCCTATAGCTCAAAGTAATGCACAAGCTATACAACAAAGTGTAAGTCAACAAAAAACTATAGAAGCTCAAGCTGCTGAAGCTAATGCACAAAGAATGCAACAAACAGCTTTAACTAATGCACAAAATGTATTTCAAATGGATATGTCTCAGTTTAGTGCTGACCAACAAACAACCTTATCTAACAGTAAGTTTATGCAAACTGTTGGTTTAACAGAAGCTAGTAATGACCAACAAGCTACAATACAAAATGCTGTAATAGCTTCACAAATTAATTTAGCTGAAGCTGATTTTTATCAAAGAACTCAAGCTCAAAATGCTCAAGCTTTCTTACAAATGGATATGCAAAACTTAGCAAACGAGCAACAGTCTAATGTATTAAAAGCTCAACAAACTCAACAACGTATGTTATCTAATCAATCAGCTCAGAATGCTGCTGCTCAGTTTAATGCTGCTAGTGAGAATCAAACACAGCAGTTTATGTCTAGTTTGAATGCACAGATTGACCAGTATAATACTTCACAAATGAATGCAGTTTCTCAATTTAACGCAAGTCAAGAGAATGCTGCTGCAGCTAGAGATGCTAATAGAGCTGCTGATGTTGAAAAATTTAATACTCAACTTGAAACACAGATAGACCAGTTTAACGCTAACCAAGATTTTGCAAGGAATCAATGGAACGCACAAAACCAAGCAGTAGTAGAACAGTCTAATACTCAGTGGAGAAGAAATACTAACACTGCAAACACTGCAATGCAAAATCAAATCAATGCACAAAATGCTCAGAACTCTTTTGCAATGTCTCAAACTGCTCAATCATTTTTATGGCAAGAGTTAAGAGACCAAGCTGATTATGATTTTAGAAACAGTGAAAATGAAAAGAATAGAATTGCACAACTTGTAAATACTGCACTAGCTTCAGACCCTTCTAAATATGGTGGAAGTGTTAAAAGTATTGAACAGTTAATTGGTTTTATTGTAGGAGATTTAATTTAACAGGAATTAATATGGGATTATTTAAAAAATTAAAAAAAGCATTTAAAAAAGTTACAGGCTTTGTAAAGAAAAATATAAAAAGAGTAGTTAAGTTTACTAAGAAACAATTTAAAAGAATAACTTCTAGTAAAGTTCTTAAAGCTTTAGCTATTGCTGCTGCAGTCGTAGTCACGGGAGGTGCTGCTCTCGGTGCTATGGGAGCCACTGCAGGTGCTGGTGGTTTTACAGGTTGGATGGTTGGTGCAAGTCAAGCAGTTACTGGAGCTACAGTAGCTGGTTTAAATGTAGGAGCTGTTATGAAACCTTTTGCTGCTGCAGGTAGTGCAATTGGTACAGGTGTTTCAGCAGTTACAGGAATTAATTTAGCAACTCCCGCAGCTTCTATACCGGGAACAATTCCTAGTGCTGCTGGTACAGGTGCTACAGGTACTGCTGCTACAGGTGCTTCTACACTTACTGCACCTGCTGCAATAACTACAAACCCTGCTGCTGCTGCTCAAGCTAGTACTGCAGCATCAAGAGGAGCTTTAAATGTAACAGCAAGTGGTCTTCCCGGAGCTACTACAGGTTCATATGCTACATCTACAGGAATGGTAGGTACAGCTACTGGTACTGCTGCACAACAATTAGCAGTTACTACTAGCACTCTTCCGGCTGCTACAGCAGGTTCATATGCTACATCTACAGGAATGGTAAATGCTTTAGCACTTCCAGCTTCAACTGCACCTGCTCAAGCAAGTTGGTTTGCTAGACATCCTAAACTTACCTCTGCTTTAGGAACAGTAGGTACAAACGTAGCAACAGGTGTAGCAACTGGAGCTGCTATGCAATATATACAAGGAGACCCTGAACAACAAGGTTCTATGGCTGGTGCTGCTGTTGAAGGTGGAGAATATTTAGACCCTTTAAAAGTTTATGCAGCCCAACAAGGAATCAATACAGATGGTATATATCAACACATGATGTATGGTAATCAAGACCCAAGCACACAATATGGTTCTGAATTATTTAGACAACAAACATTTGGAGTAGCTTAATGAGTACACCTAAAAGACAACCTAATCCTGTTATATCTTCTAGCTTAAGTGAAGCTGCTGCTTCTTCTGTACTAGATGGATTAGATGCAGGTTTTACTATAGATGAAATAGCACCTGATACTGGTCCTAAGATAAGAGGTGAAGCTAAGTTTAGTCAAGAAGGATTAGATAATCTTGTAAACTTGTCAAGTAAAGGAGCTGTTATTCCCGGACAATCTCTTACTAATAATCCAGAAAATCCTTATCCTTGGGAAACTCCACCAGAGTTTGCAAACCCTAGAGAAGCTTTAGATGATGTTGTAGGCTCTATAATGCAACCTGAAGCTATGAAGAATATTGTAAGTGCTTTAGCTCAAGGTGCAGCAGTTGCAGATTTAGGTACTGCTATTTTATATGCTAAGTTTAACGAAGGTAAAATATCTCCTGATGCTATGATGCTGTTAGCTGAACCAGTTATGTATATTATTATGGCTATAGGTGAAGAAGCTAATATTAAATATAATATAGAAGGTAACGACTTAGATGAATTTGATGAAGAAGATGAAACAGAAAATTTTGATAGTAAAGTAAATGAATTTAGAAATGTATTAAGTGATATTAAGAAAGGAGCTACTAAAAACATAGAGCCTTCTAAGATTGATAGTAACGTAGTTCCTAAAGGCATATTAGCACAGGTAAAAGAAAAAGGTCCAGAGATTAAAAGTTTATTAAGTAAAGGAGAAGAGTAATGGCTATAGAAGATTATTTTAAAGGTAGTAGTCAAGCATACGGACAGTTAGCTGGTTCGTTATTAGCAGGTAGAAGAAAAGAAGATAAGAAAGAAGCTAAGAGAGCTTTACTAGCTTCTACAGTTATGGCAACTTTTGGAGCTTTACAAAACCAACAAAAACAAAGTATTATTGATGGTTCTAATGATGTTAAAGATAAGTATCAAGATATATTTGATAATAACGAAGAAATATATAATAAAAAACGTGGAGCTAGAGCAGATTATTTAGCTTATAAAGAAAATCCAAATGATTATATTGAAACAAAAGCTGCTGAATTATTTAATAAAGATTTAGAATTACAAGCTGAGTTAGGAACTAACCCTTATTCAAGGATAAGTAAAGCAGATTTAACTCCTGAAAGTTATGAGTCTGCTATGGAAGTTTTAGATGATAAAAGAAAAATAGCTAAAGAGTATATAGAAGCTCAAGCCGGTAATGCAGCAGTAACTACACAAACATTTACAAAATTTAATGCAGCAGCTAAAGAAGAATATGAAGCTGCAATGGCTGAAGTAGAAGATGACCCTTACAAGCAAGGTCTTATTAGGTCTGCATTTAGTAAAATATTTGGAACAGGTGAAGAAAAGAAAAATAAATTACTTACAGATTTACAAACTGCAAAAACTAAAAGAATGCAACAAGAATCTACGATACCTTATATGGATACTGTTAAAGGTAAAGAAGAATTAATTAACAAACAAATTAAAACTGGTGAAGAAAAAGCATCTAAAGATAGTTTTATGTATGAAACAAAAACTATGAAATTAGAGAAACAAGAAAAAGAAATTATAAAATCTATAGAAGAAGCAAGAACTAAAAATATATTAGCTGGTTCAAAAGAAGAAAAAGAATTAGAAGATAATGTAATTAGTGCATACAGAAAAGGTTTAAAAGTTAGTAAGATAAAAGAACTTGATGAAATACAAGAAAATGATATACCAGCTTTTGTATCTACTTTTACAAAAGTTGACCGTATTAGAGAAGATGCTCCCGACATGGACCCAACAGATTTCTTAACTGTTAAAGAAAGAGACTTATATGATTTAGGAATGGGTATAACTAGAGATGACATTAATGCTGTAGAAGAAATAAGAAACACAGAAAATAGATTAGAGGTTGTTTCTCAAATAAATTCAATAATAGGTCAAGAAACTGACGTTAGTAAAAAACTTTCTATGATAGACGGTAATTTTGGTACAAATGGCGAAGACGCTACAGGTCTTTCTAGTGTATATATTAGTAATGTTATTAGAGCTAAAACACATCTTATGAATAAATATGATATGGATGATATAGAAGCTTTACAAACTGCAATGGATATGCAATTAGAAGGGGTTTCTATAGGAAAAGGTGGAAGTACTACGGATGATGAATATAATAGAGGAGGGTTTAGAAGATTGTTTACTTCACAAAAACCTACTCATGGAATTGAATATGTAAATCCAGATGTAGAAAATTTACCAATTATACCAGACACTGCTAATCTACATGCTCAAAACTTAAACGAGTATAAATATTTACAGAATAGAAAGTACATAGATGATGAAGGAAATTCACAAACTTTAATACCTGATAGAGTTGGTAAAGAATATACTATAGATGATGAAGACTTTACAGTTTCATTTATTGTAAATAACGAAAATAAATGGATTCCATTAGTTACTTATAAATAAGGATTATATAATATGCCGACTTTCGGAGACCTTAGTAAATATAAACAAAAATCTAATGCATATACTGTACCTAGTTATGTTGCTCAACAAAAATATTCCCTTACTGATTTAAGAAAAGATGAAGAATTTAATAAAGTAACAGAAAGATTTTTAACTTCTTTAGGAGAGGGAGAAACTGTTGGAGATTTATTTGGTTATTTTAGAGGAGCTGATTATAATTTAGCTGATGCTACTAAAATGGTTTTTGATAGTGGTAAGTTTACTGACCAACAAAAAACAGATTATCAGTACTTACGTAGTAAATTTGATAATGCAGATTTAGGTGGTTTTGGTGAGTGGGTACGTGCAGGTGCTAATGTTACTAAAGAAATTGTAACAGACCCTACTATGATAGCTAGTGCTTTACTTGTTCCTTGGACAGGAGGAACTTCTGCTGCAGCTCGTATAACTGCTGGTAAAGCTGTACAGTCTAGTTTAAAAAAATTAGCTAATAAAGAAATAGCTGAAGGTGTTGCTAAAGGAGTATCTAAACTTCCCGGTCAAAAAATAAAAGCTCCTTTAAGTAAAAATGCTAAAACTGTTGTTGCTAGTACAGAAGGTTTTATCTATGGTAGTACTGCAAACTTTACAAAACAACATGCAGATGTAAATACTGATAGAAGAGAAGAAGTAAGTCCTGAAGAAAGTTTAGCTATGGGAGCTATCACTGCAGCAATTCCTGCTGTTTTTAGAGGAGCTGGTGCAGGATATACAAAGTTTAATAAGTCTGTAGCTGATAGAAGAGCTGCCAGAATTGACGGTAACGAAGATTATAAAGTAGGAATTATTGATAAAGGTATTGAAAAAACAGATGCTCTTATAGAATACGTTACTCCTAACATAAGAATACTTACAGGTTTTGTAAATAAACCTACTGCTTTACTTTTAGATAAAATGGAAGCTTCTCCAACACTTGACAAAGTTGTAAAGTATTTTAGATATGATGCAGCTAGAAGTATAACTGCAAAAGATTATGATGTTTCTCAAAAAGTTTCAAGTAGAAGTTTTTATGAAGATGTAAATTCTTTAATAGGTTTTAGAAGTGAGCAACTAAAAGCTATAATAGACCCTTTAAAAACTAAAGGAACTGTTACTGTTCCTAAGTTAGGTTCTAGAGATTCTTTTTTTAAAATTCCATTTAAAGATGCTCCTAAAGTAGAAAAACAAAGTTACTTTAAACGCCAAAGAATTGCAGATAATGTCAACGATGCATTAGCTTATTATCTAAGGACAGGAAGAAAAACTGTAACAGTTGATGGCAAACAAATTAAATTAGAACAAGCATTTAAACTTACAAATAAGTCAACAGACGATATAATAACAGCCGGACAAGGTATTAAAAAACTAATGTCTGATATTAGAAATGATGCAAAAAGAGAAGGGTTAGAGATTGGTTTAATAAAAAATTATTTACCTAGAGGTTTTTCTTACGGAGATGTTAAAGCTGAAATAAAAAACTTAGAAAAAGGTATAGAAGGTAAATTAGTAAAAGAGTTAAAAACTAAAGAAGGATTGAAAACTAACGAAGATGTTATAGATTTATTACAAGATATTATTAATCCTTCTAAAACAGCAGGTAAAAGCTATACTGAACTTGCAACTGTTGGTAAAGGTGAAGCAAGAAAAGGTCTTTTCTTTCCAAAAACTACACCCGGTTTAACAAAAGAAAGAACTCTTAAAAACATAGATGAAAATAATATTATTGATTATTTAGATAACAATGTTGAAAATTTATTGTATGATTATATACATCAGTCTTCTAGTTTTATTCAAAGAAAAGCTGGATTAGGCGAAGATTTAGATGAGTTTATAAAAAGATTTGTAAATCCTATTAAAGAAGAGTTAGCAGCTAAAGGTAAAAAACTTACTGAAAAAGAATATAAAAGATTAGAAGATATTTATTTAGTTACCACTGGTCAAGTTCAACAAATAGATAATGTAATTGGTAGAACTTTATCAGACATTGCTGTGGTTGGAAACCAATTAGCTTTACTTCCTCTTGCTACTATAACCAGTTTATCAGAAGTAGCTGTTCCTTTAGTTAGGGGAGCAGGTAAAAAATCTTTTCAAAAAGGTAAAACAGAATCTGGAGTAGATAAAGGAGGAGTAAGAATTCTTTGGGAAACTGCAGGAGACTACAGAAAAATGTGGTGGAATGATTTAGTTAAAAAAGATATTACAGATGCTAGACCAGAATCTTTAAAAGAGTTAAACAGATTTAATAGAGCTATGAATAGAGCTGGAGAAGATAGGTCTCTTGCTATGTATGGTCAAGGTTTTGGAAGACGTGCAACTCAAGCACAAAATAAATTTTTTAAAATAAACTTACTGCATGACTGGACAAGATTTGTACAACTTACAAGTTTTAATGTTGGTAAAGCTAAGATGTATGAAAACTTACATGAGCTTACTACTAATAAAAGTATTTCTTCAAAAAGAAAAATAAGATTAACTAATGAATTAAAAGAGTTAGGTGTAGATGTAACAGCAGGTAAAAGATGGGTACAGTCTGGTGGAAAAGCTTCTGGTAAGTTTTATGATGAAAACTTTTTACCCAGTGCTGCAAGATATGTAGATGAAGTTATCATGAACCCTACTGCTGCAGCTAATCAAAAACCTTTATGGCATTCAATGCCTTCAACAAGATGGGCTTTTGGTTTAATGGGTTTTCCCACTGCTTTTAGTAATACGGTATTAAAAAATGCAGCTAGAGAAGTTGCTAAAGATGTTAGAGGTAAAGAGTTTGTAGGAACACCTCAAGTTTTATCAGGTGTTACTGCTATGACAGCTATAGCTATGTTTGGTAATACTCTTAGAAGTAAAGGTCGTAACTTAGAAGAACTTGAAAGCGGTGAAACAGATATAGGTGAAGAAATACTTGAAGCTGCAATTAGAACAGGGTTACTAGGACCGGGTGAGCAAGTATATAGAACTGTAGAAGATAAAGAGTATACTAATTTAATTAGGGCAATTACTCAAAGGTTTACTGGACCGGCTGTAAATGACGTTATTAAGTTTTTTGATAGTTGGGTAGGTCCTTTAGCTATAGGAGTAGATAAGATTCCCGGTATTGCTCTGTTAAGAACTACTAATCCTGAAACTTACAAAGAAATAAAATCTCTTGCTAAAAAAGCTGACAAGGCTGCAGGTTTTACTGCTCAAAGAAAAACTAAAGAGGAGGAAAAAGAAACACCTGTGCCTTTGTACTCTACAGGTGGTAGAGTTAATAAATTTACAGGTGGTAGTTTAACTGACGAATATAAATATTATAGTCAATTATCTGAAGAAATTCCTGAAGCAATAGAATCAACTAAAGAATTTTTAAAAGAAAGAGAAGAGGGTAGAGATGAGTCTCATAAAAAGATAGCAGAGGCTACTAAAGAGGGAGATGTTAGAAAAGGTTTTGAAGCTTTTGAAACTTTACCAATTGGAGAACAATTAGCAGGTTACATGAATCCTGTTACTAACGCACCCTTATCTGCTACAGGTGCTTTAATATATGCTGAAAAAGCTAAACCAAGTGTTAAAACTTTAAAAGAGTTTGCAATAGATTTTATTAATCCAACAAAAAATATACTACAAAAAACACCTATTAAAGTAGAAGACACTATGTCTGCAGGTATATCAGCTATGGAAGCTTTTGGAGTTGTTCCTTTTATTGGTGGCGTAGGTAAATTTGGAAGTAAAACTTTAAGAAAGATACAAGCTAGAAGAGCTGATGATACTATGGGGGGAGGTAATGTACCCACTAATATTGTAGATGATTCTGTAGCAGTAGACATGGCTGGTTATAAATCTACTATAGAAGAAACTGCTGAAAAAAGTGTAACCAACTTTAAAACAGGCGAACAATTTTTAAATTTTTTAAAAGCTAAAAATAAAGATAATAGTCCTAAAAGAGAAGGATTTAAAAAAGAAGAATTAGAGTTTATAGATTTAGACAATATACAAGTTACTAAAAATACTACACCTGAAGAAGTTTTAAACTACGTTAGAGAAAACAGACCAAAGCTTTATAGAGTTGTTAGAAGTGAAGATAATCCTACTATTAGAACTAGTAATGTTGATATGAATACATCTGTAGAAGAATTTTTAGAAATAGATAGACCCATGACTTCTGAATTAGAAAATGATTATGTAAACATGGAGCTAGATAGAAACATTCAACTAAGAGAGGAAGGAGAAGGCTTTTATAAAAATTTATCTGATGAACAACTTGAAGAATTAGCTTATAAAAATACTGAAAATTTAAACGTAGAATATTTAACTGGAGAAATTGATGAAACTCCTATAGCTTTATTTGGAAATCAAAGAGGATACGAAGCTACTGTAGGTATAGGAGATAACAGAATATTTCTCACAGATGACTTGGTATCTAGAGATGAAGCTTTAATACGATTAAATATTTATGCTAGAAATCAAGGTTTATTAGAACCGGTTTCTACTATAAACCCAGATGTTCCTTTAAAAACTCAAGTACCTGAAAGTGTTTTAAAAGGTGAAGATACTTTATCTACAAGTTATGGTAATGACTACAAAGAATACAGACTTCCTATGGGAGGAGCTGCTAATTATAGAGAAATTACAATTCATTTAGACAACCCTAAAACTCCTACAGTTTTTACAGATAATCATCTTGAAGGAGCTGACCAAATTTTACACTATAGAATTTCTGATAGAGTAGATACTGAAGGTAACAAAGTTTTATTTGTAGAAGAAATACAATCAGATTTACATCAGGCTGCTAGAAAAAAAGGATATATTTCAGAAGACGGAAGTGTTCCAGACTATCCTTATAAAGGTTTAGGATTTGTTGATGTTGCCATGAAAGATGTTATGCAACTAGCAGTTAAAGAAGGCTATGATAAAGTTGCATTTACTGATGCAGCTACTCAAATAACTAGAAACAAAAAATCTTTAAATTATATTGATAGTATACAAATTAGTAAAGTTCCAACAGAAAAAGAAATATTACAAAGTGATGAGTTTACAGATAAACTTAATCAAAATTTAAATACAAAATATAATGATTTTAAAAATTTTGGAGACCCTGATATTCTTAAAGGAGAGGGGTTAGAAGGTAATAAAGTTTATGAAAAAGCTAAAGAATCTATAGATGAATATAAAAAACTTAGGGTAGGACTTTCTAGGAATGGTGAGTTTACATCTGAGAGCATAGAAAACGAAATGAAAGATTTAACTTTAGGACAATTAAAAAGTAAATATAACGTAGGTAGAGCTAAATGGATTGTAAAAGATTTTGGTTTAACTGGAGTAGTAAATACTCAAAAAGATACAGGAAAAGCTTTGATGTATGAATCCAAAGATTATTTAAAAAATTTAACAATGGATAAAGACGGTATTGGAATGGGTGAAACTTTTAATACTAGAACATTACAAACTGATGAAGAGTTATTAGCAGAACTTCCAGAATCAATAAGAGAATCTGTTAAACAAGATATTAAAACTAAAAAAGATATTACAGTTGATGTAGGTAAATTAGAAGGTAGCGGTAAAAAGTTTTTAGATTTGTACTCAGATAAAATAAGTTCTACAGCTAAAAAATTAGGTAAACAATATAAACAACAACCTAAGTTTACTTCTGTTCTTTATAGTAAAAATGAAAAACTTACTCCACAACAAATGTTAGAAATGTATAAAGATAGAAAAGAAGCTAAAAACTATGGTGAGTACATAGAAAAATATGGAGAAGAAAATAATATTCCAGAAGAATTAAAAGTTATATCGTTAGACGTAACACCAAATATGAAAGAACCTATGGCAGTATTTGCAAAAGGTGGATTAGTAGAAGGTAAAGATGACGTACCGTACACTAAAGAAAATCCAGCAGATAGAGTTGACCCTTTTACAGGACAACCTTACTCAGCACAAATGGAGGAATTAGGATTAGATGTTTTTCAAGAAAGATAATAAAATGGATATAGAACTTTGCAAAGCTGAAATAAAGAGACACGAAGGCGAAGTGTTAGAAATTTATATGGATAGTCTAGGTTATAAAACTCTTGGAGTTGGACACCTTTGCCAACCTAACGACCCTGAATATAACTGGGAAGTTGGCACACCTGTCACACAAGAAGTTGTAGACATGTACTATGAAGATGACTTTGAAAAGCACTATAAGGAAACCATACATGTATTTGGTAGCGAGGAAGACTTTGAAAAGCTACCAGAGCCTGTACAAAGAGTGTTAGTCAATATGTGTTTTAATCTAGGTGGTACAAGACTTTCAAAGTTTCGTAACATGTTAAAAGCTTGTAGAGAACATAACTGGAAAGAGATGTCTGTACAAATGGAAGACAGTCGTTGGTTTAAACAAGTAGGCAGACGTAGTATAGAACTACAAAAAATAATTTTAGAACAATAGATGCTTTTGTATACTGAAAAACAATTAGAAGATTGCTATAAACAATATTGTGTTTTTCAAGGAAAGCATGATATGGGTTTTGTTTCTTTAGAAGACTTTAGAATTTTATTTGAAAATTTATTAATAACAACATACGAGGATATAGAATGAAAAATATGTTAAAGAACATAGTTGGAGCTGTTGCACCCACATTAGGAACTGCATTAGGTGGACCTATGGGTGGAATGGCAGCTAATATGATAGCTGATGTGTTAGGTGTTCCTAATACTCCAAAAGCTATAGAGAAAGGATTAGCTGAAGCTACACCTGAACAAATGTTAGAACTTAAAAAAGCTGAACAAGATTTTGAAGTTCAAATGAAAGAGCTTGATGTAGATGTATTTAAATTAGAAGTAGCTGATGGTCAAGATGCTAGGAATAAATTCAGTAAAGACTGGACAGCTCGTATAATGGGTATAGCTGTTGTAGGTGGATTTATGGGATACATATTCCTTGTCACTCTACAACCACCAGAGCAAAACTCTGAAGCCCTTATAAACCTTGTACTAGGATATCTTGGTGGTTTAGCAAGTGCTGTTATATCTTTTTACTTCGGAGCTTCTAACACACAGAAAGACTAATGGATGCAGTAGCAGTAATAACTGAACTAGGCTTTCCTATTGCAGCAGCTTTAGGTTTAGGTATGTTTGTTTGGAAACTTATCAATAGAATTATTGATGGTATGGAAAATAAATTAGATACCTTAGATGATAAAGTACAAACAGCTTTAGATACTATGGAAGAAAGAGTATCTACAAAGCTTGATAGTCAGTATGGTATTATAGTAAGTTTAATTGATAGAGTAAGAGCTATGGATAATCAAAGTATTAGACAAGATGTACTTTTGAAAACTTTATTAGGCGTACCCAACTTAGTAGATATAGATAAAATTGCAAAGGCAGATAGAGATGACCAAAGAAAAGATTAAATTTGAATTACCACTTATAAGTATATTTGTATTCTTATTTATTATAAGTGTATTAGAGCAACTACAATGAACTTAAATGATTTAGAAAAAACACATCCGATGAAACAAATTACAATAGCTTCTATAGTACAAGTAGTTGTGTTTGGTTTTATGTTGTTAGCTTTTTGGGGCAACTCTAAACTCTTTGCAGATGAAATAGTATTTAAGTTTAAGAGTCCTAGCTTTAGTGGTATTAATACTAGCTCACATTATCTTACTATTCAGAATCAAGAGTTTAATCGTAAAGAAGCATTGAAGGCAGAGATTAAGGCACTTCAAGACCAAATAGAAAGAGACAAAGAGAATACAACACTTGCAAGATTTATAAGAAACTTGGAATCACGTATATACTCACAACTATCAAGACAGTTAGTAGAGAACTTATTTGGTGAAGTTCCTTCTGATAGTGGTACATTAACTTTAGAAGGTAATACAATAGTATACAAAGTAGAAGATGGAATAATAACTTTAACTATAACGGATAGTGATGGCAATACAACGACTATATCTTTGCCTGTTGGTAATTTTACTTTCTAGTTGTGCAGTAGTACAAGAGAGTGGAGATTTAGTTTTAACTAAAAAAGTCCAGTCTAGTTCTACATTAGATTTACAATCAGAAGAGTTAAGGAATTTACCACCAGCACAAATAAGACCAACGATAGCTATATACCCTAATAGCTTTAGAGATTTAACAGGTCAAAGAAGAAGTAATAGTACTTTTGCTTTGTTTAGTACTGCTGTAACACAAGCACCTGAAGCTTTTCTTATTAGAGCTTTTAAGCATACAGCAGGTGGAAAGTTTTTTAGAGTTGTAGAAAGGGTAGGTTTAGATGACCTAACAAAAGAAAGACAACTTATACGTAGCACACGTAAAGAATTTAAAGACGATGACAAGATGAAACCTTTGTTATTCGCAGGGTTACTAGTTCAAGGTGGAGTAATTAGCTATGAGTCTAATTTAAAATCTGGAGGTAGTGGTGCTCGTTACTTAGGTATCGGCACATCAAAACAATTTAGGGAAGACACAGTTACTATATCATTAAGATTAGTTTCTGTACTTACAGGTGAAGTGCTTATGGAAACATTAGTATCTAAAAGTATTTTATCAACAAGCGTTTCTCAAGATGTATTTCGTTTTATAGAAGCTGGTAGTGAACTAGTAGAAATAGAAGGTGGTATAGCAGAGAATGAAAGTGTTTCTATAGCTTTACAAAAGGCTGTAGAAAGAGGGGTATTAAATATAATAAATATTGGAATAGATAGAGGCTATTGGAAATATGAAAACATTAAAATTACTAAGCCTGATTGCATTGATGAATGCATCGATAGCATACGGGGCTGAC